GCATTGGTGCTAAATCTACCACCATCATCTTGAAACTTTAAAAGGTATGTACCAGCCAAAGCTGGAGCAATTACATCTGTTGCACTACCAGCCACAGCAGCAACAATATCCTGTGCAGCTTGAAATGTGGCAGATCCCCCAGTTAAATTAGTATGTCTTACATAAACCCGACCACCATGTAAAACATCTAGAGCTGTTGCTTGAGTAAATCTTAATCTTACAAATTGTTCATTAATTGGTTCTATAGTCAAATTCTGCACATCTTCTGGAAGAGCAGTTTTACCAACAGCATTGAAAGTTGTAGTAGTAGAACTACTAGATAAAATTAAGGCAGCATTATAAGAAAAAACTTGTATTTCATAATTTCCTTTTTTTGTATCCATTATCTCAATATCAGGAGAATATGTTTCTCGTGAAACATAGTTGCCATCTTCAAATCTATAGTTAACTAGATATTTTGTAACTCCTAAAACAGGTTTCCAACTAATAATAACTTTACTTCTTGCGATACTATTTATGACTACAAATGTTTCCCTTGCTGTTAAATTACTTGGAGGTTCTTTTATTCCTGACAACAAACTTACTGTTCTTGGTTGCAATACAGTTCCGTTTTCAATAAAATCATATTTACCAGGTACATAAGACAATGCAGAAATTTCATAAGTAACATCATTTTGTTCTTCTACAGTTATCACTCTAAATAACTGTGTAGCAAGAGATGTACTAGATATTGAATAAATACTATTTGCTGTTGGCAGTTGTGAGAATGCAGATTGAACAGTTAATACTGCTCCATTTATATTGGTTATGGTTTTTTCTTCTACTATTCCATCAGGTAAAATTACACTTAATTTTGGATTGTCAGTCAAACTAGGTAATAAAGTATCATCTACACTATCTATTGTTATTTGACTTGTTGATTCTACTGAAACTATTCTCCCTGCTCTTCTAGCACCAGCTCTTACAGGATCATTAACTTCTATTACTGATCCAGGTCTTACTACAGAACCAGAGTCTATGGATGTCGTAAAACTTATAACCTCACTCTCATTTTGTTCAGAGAAAAGGATACTGCGTCCAAGACGAGCAGCTTGCCCCCTTGAAGTTGTCGCAAATGCTTTTACATTTTTAATTGATACTCCAAATTTAGCAATAGCTGCACTATCTTCTATAATTTCATAATCTACTTCTTGCGAGTCCATATTAAAGTATCCAACTTTAACAACTGAATGTCTTTGTTTTAAACTACTTCCTGTATATGAAAAACCTACTGACGCAATATTAGAAAGATTAAACAAATATCCAGGCTGTACAGGTCTATCTTGAGTTATAGTTATAGCCCCTGCTGTCCATATCGGCATACATTTCATAACACTCGATAAATCATTTATGACATCAAAAGCTTCTGAGCTGTTTTGTATATTTACATTGCAACTAAATCTAGCTTCAGGTGTTCCAGCCCCTGTTACGTCATCAACCTCCTCATTCGCATATTTACTAGCTGCTACAAAACTATATAAATCTAAATTACTATCACTAATATGATCTCCTAAACCATACCTTGTGTTTGTAAGCAAGTCGAGCAAAATCATTGATGGACAGGTAGTGAAAACTGCTGCTTGCATTGTTCCATTGAATATATATCCAGTTGGATAATCAATTCTTCCTGTTTGCAAATCAATTTGTGGTGTTCCAGAACTAGAAGCACCAGCTCCAGGTATTCTTACTTTTATTCCTCTAATCCTATACATTCTTCTAGGTATAGAACTAAATTGCCCTGAATCAAGTCTGAAATGTGCGTATGCACTATTTAAATATGCAGTTTTATTATCAATTATTTCTGAAAAACTTGTCCATGTAAAAGCATTAGCAGTATTACTGTCTGGTGCGTCTACAGTTCCTCTTATAACTCTTATATCTACAGGAAAAGCTCCTGTTATTGTTACTCGAAGATCTCTTTGATAAGCATCAGCAGATCTTCCACTAACTGAGTCTTCAATAACAGTTGTATAACCACCATTATTATATTGAATTTGCACTTTATAACTTACGCTTGATCCTAATATGTCTCCATCATCAGTAAACTTTTGTAATTGAGGCCAAGTTAAAGTTATTTTTATAGCATCAACATCTGTATTCGTTATCCTTCTTGTTACTGATCCTGTAATACCTCCAGAATCAGTTCCGTCTGAATTGCTAGGTTGGACTCCGACTGTATTTGGTGACTCACTACTCTCAACCCCTGGAATGAAAGGTTGATTTGACGTTCCAAATCTAGGAATAAAAGTAACATCTTGAAAATTAAAATCAGTATTAGCAGGGTTAGATGAATTTGCTGTAGTTTTTAAGACAGGAGTATCATTCAAAAAAACATCTTTTAAACAGGCATTATTATATGCATCTGTACCTTGTGTAAGTCCCTCTTTTGAGGGTGATGCAAAACCTTCTATTTCACCTTCAGAAATTAAATCTTGAATAGTGGCGAATTGTTTACTATGTAATGTATCAGGTGTTCTAGTAGGTGGTGGTGGTGGTTTTGGTTTACCTCCACCTGAACCATATATAATTTTACTTTTATCTTCTGTCATGCCTGTACCTGCTCAGTATCTATAGCTGCTGAGATCACGACAGATCCTGTAAAAATTTCTCCGTAAACAATTGGAACAGGAGTTCCAGCTCGTGATGTGTTTTGAGTTCCAGAAAAATTAAAAGATATTCGTGGATCTCCCTCGCTAGAAAAATCAGGTTCTTTGGGCATGGGGAATAACATTTCACTTACTCCACCTAAAATCATTGCAGCACCAACACCAGACAATACTGTACCAATTGTTGTACCAATACCAGTTCCAGCAGCAGCACCAAAAGCACTAGTAGTCCCAAACAATCCAGCACCTGGAAAAAGGAATGATGCTCCTATTAAGGCAGCACCTAAAAATATTTTCCCAAAACCTCCCCCTGCTCCTGAGATTACAGGAACAATATTAATATCAGATTGACCTATAGGATAATGTATTTCTGATTCTTCAACTTCATTCTTATTTAACATGACTTTATAATATCGCCTAGCCATATGTGCTTCAACACTAGGAAAATTACATATTAAAAATCTTATAGTTTCTCCAACCGTAGAGACTTTTGCTTCTAATTTTTTGTGACCAATAAACTCAGCAAGTTCTCCGTGTAAAACAATATTACGCATCATATCTGTAACGTCCTCCTGTGCATTTAAATAACCATTCAGAGTAACCCTCTTTACAACTTAACCTATCTGCTAAATGATGTAAAACATCATCTCCTAAATATATAGCAACATGATTTAATCCTTTACCAAAAATACTCATTGCCAAAACATCACCATCTATTAATTTTTCATTTGGTTCTAATAACCTAAACCCTCTACTAGGTAGATACTTCTCAAATACTGGATCTGCTAAAAAATCTTCAGGTGTAGTTGGTCTTTCGTAATCTAACAATTCAATTTCTTTTTCTTGCTTATACCAATCTATAACTAAACTCCAACAATCAGTTATCCCCCACACCCAAGGTCTACCAAGTAAGGGAGGTTTATATCCCATTGGCTGATAAAAACCCCATTGCTCAGTTTTAGGGTTTACTATATGCCAAGGCAAATTACCTTGTTCACAACTTATTTTATCTGCTTGGCTAGGTGTGGGTGGTGTGACAGGATGGCTATGAACTATTGCTGTTATATCTCCAGCATTATCTGCTTTTACATAATCTTCTGGATCAAGGATAAAACATTGATGATTTGTCATTGACAAATTACGACAAGGATAATATTTTTCTTTACCTCGAATATTTAATAATAAACCACAAGACTCTTTAGGATCTTGTTCTTTGGCATGATTAAGTGCAGCGTCTTTCCAATTCACGAGAAAGTACCTATTGATGGAAATTCTGCTCTAGTGCATTGTCTTTTTGGCACACGAACACCTGCTAAATCAAAAACTGCTGCAAGTTCCCAACTAACAATATCTCTGTTTTCGGCTGATTTACGATCTATATAATAAATTTCCCTTGGAAATTCTGCTGATGGATCTGCATTAGAATTTCGTCCGTCTGCAAAGTTAGAAGCATCAATAAATTTAGCTAGTGTTCGTATTCTTGTAACAACTGCTCCTGTTAAATCATTACCTGCTGTTGTTTCATTTACAGTTAACAATAATGCAGAAATGCTTGGGACTGAAGATAAGTTCGATATGCTTATATTTGGTCTAGGTAACTGTCCTCGTTGAAAAGCAAAACCTTCAGCTTTTATAGGAAATCTTAGATATTGTTGACCGTCCCATACAATTTTTCCATTTGCATTTAAATTTGATCCATTATGAAATCTATATATTGTATTCGTACCATGAATGGCAGTAGATAATTCAAGAGAAAACAATTCAATAATTGCAGATGGATTTATAGAATGTATATCGCTAAAAGTACTACTAAATGAAAGATATTGAACATTATTATCATATGCAGTTTCACCTATTGCTGTCGGCCAAGCTGGTTCTGTACTTCCTGTAGTACCTGATTGTGTAACCCTAAAAAACAGACCATTAGCTGCCGAAGTTGGAGCTATAACTGCATTAGCACTAAGACTTGCACTAGCCGACCAAATAGTTGTCATTAGGTTGCAGGTTCAAAAACTTGTCTAAATGTTGCATTTATTGTAGCTCTATTTGGAAATGGAATTCGTTTATTCCAGTTATCACAAACGTACTGACCTGCACCTGATAAAGTTATTGATACAGCAGTTTCAGTAATTGTTGCACTCGAAGCTGCTGTCACAGTAAAAGTATTTGCATCAACAGAAGAAACAACTGCATAAGAGCCATCTGTTGCTCCAGAGTTAAAATCTATTGTTAATTTATCTCCAACAGCAACACCATGAGATGTGATTGTAATTGTTATGGTAGTGCCTGATTGAACATAAGTTCCTGTTTTAGTAAATCCTTCATTTGGGGGAGTAAAGGTAAAACTAGCACTATCAGCAGCACGACTATTTAAAAATCCTTCTAAAACATCGCTTTCTGTTTCTGTAATATTTTCAAATTGAAGACTATAAACTTTAGGATTTTGATGTGCTGCTAACCCAAAAACTAAACGATGCTCATAACCATCTGCATAACGTATGACACGTTTTATCGGCTTTGTAGTTTTTGAAACTCCAAAGTCAGGACTTAAATTAACTTCTGTATTAAAATTAGGCATGGGTTACGCTAGTAGTCCTCCAGGTCTTTTTTGTTTTACAAGTTCTGCCTGTACAGCAGCTCCTAACATTTTACCGAGTTGTGATGCTTGTGCATCATCCCCCTCTACATTAGAACCTGATGCATCTACATTTACCACAACATTACTTACTCCACCAGAAGCTTCAACTCCTAATCTGCCACCTCTACCTCTCTTCAATGGCATAATTGCTTCTGGTCCAGCTTCTCCCATAAGTCCCATTCCTCGTGCCATTGGGAAAATCGTTGGCTTATCAACAACTCCCCCTCTATAGAACGGCTGTACATTATTTCTTGCAAATACATTACCTTTAGCATTTACTGAGCCGAATACACTAGATGGATTGCTAGGTACTACTCCAGGGATATTATTTGTTGACCCACCATTTACAACACCACCTTTTTCAAAACCTAAGAAACTTTGTAAGCCTGGAAATAATCCAAATAGTGCTTTGAAGAATAATGCTTTAATTATCATTCTTTGTAAATCAGCTAATATCGATCTTGCTAAATCACCAAAACTAGCTTTACCTGATACTGCAAGTTCCGCAAATCCATCTGCAAGTTTATTTATAGATGTAACTGCTAACTCCTCAAGATTATCTTGTAAATTCAAAGATGCATCAGCTACCTTCTTAAATTCTTCTTTAAAGTTATAGGTGTCATTTCTAACTTCTTTTAGTTTTGCTTTTATATCATCAAGTGATAAACCAAACTCATTTGCTTTACCTCCAATAGCTTCAAATGCTAATAATGAATCTTGTTCTATTAGTAAGTTATCAGCCTGTATTTGATTTATTAATCCAAGTTCCAACTTAAATTTCTGTGCTGCTTTTGCTTTTGCTTCTGGACTAGAGAATGTTTCAAATTTTCCACGAGTATTATCAGTAATGATCTCTTGATTCATTGCCTTATTAAATTCCTTGTTATAGAAACTTAGAGCATCTGCCTCAACTTTTTTATTTTCATCAGATTGGAACATCCCACCAATAAATGGTAAATTTTGCAATGGATTTTCAGTAGCTTCAGATTTAGCACCAAATTTGTCTCTTGTTTTCTTTTTGGCTATTACTCTTGCATTACTTTCATTATTAATTCGATTTATCATCCGTAATAATCTAGTAATCTGCCTTAAAAACCCTGTAATTAAATCGTTAAATTCTCCACCTAAATCTTGGAATATAATACCAATCTCATATTGCATATCTTTAAATGCGTTTGTCATTCGTTGACCTGATTCCTCAGTAGATGAGGCCATCTCTAATGCAGCTTTTCTATGATCTTCAGATAGTTTCTCTGAGAAAGTAATAATCTTATCTAGACCAACTACACCATCTCTCAAGTCTTTCTGCAATTGAATCATTGATATCTTATTTGCTTTTGCAAATTTAACCACGGCTCCAGGTAAGCGTTCACCGAGCTGTCCTTGAAGCTCTTCTGCCGACACCTTACCTTTACCAAAGATCTGAGACATCGCTCGGATCGCACTAGAAAGATCTTCCGAATCTCCACCTGTAGCTTTTACAGCTTCTGAAATACCTCTAAATACAATTTCTGCATCTTTTAAAGTACCTCCAGAACCAAGAACAGATGCTGACAACTGTGTAAATTGTTTTGTAGCTTCTAATATTGGTACGTTTAATTCATCAGATACACTTCTAATAATTGTTAATGCTTGATTATATTTTCTTGAGTCTTTTGTAACCCCTTGAAGAGCAACTCTTAATCTTCCAACCTGTGCAGAATATTGAGTTGCACCTTTTACAAATTGAGCAAAGTCAATAGCTGCTCCAATAGCTGCTCCTTTTATCGCACCTTTTTTACCTCCTACATTCGCACCTATCAATGCACCTTGTGATGTAAACCCAGGTAATGCTTGAGAAGCGATAGAACTAGCAAAACCCATTGCTATTTGTCTGCTAACTCCTGTTCCTTTTTTTGCTGTAGCATTGAATGCTTGTAGTTTTTTTCTATTAGCTTCAATTGCATTTCCTAATGTTTTAAAACCTCTACCATTTATTCTTACTTCTTCTCTTAATTTTCTTAAAACTTTTTCTTTCTGCCTAAATTGACTTATCGTCTTAGGTGTGAATTTTGTTACTTCTCTTATACTTTGAGCTAATGATTTAAAAGTACCTTTTGATTTTTTTGTAGATTTATCTAATTTTGTAATTTCTCTCGATAGACTTTTAAAATCTTTTAAGCCTTCAAGATCAATCTTTAGTTTTATTAGTTCTATCTTTTTAACCACTATTTCTTCTCCTTATTCACTTCTTTAAGAGCTACAGATTCCATAAGTTGTAAGCCCTCTAACATTTCTTGGCGGTTTTCTACATTGTAAAGGTCAAATAGACCTCCAGCAAGCAATAATACCTCGTACTTTAATCCTACTACACCTCCAAAGGACATATCCCATTGTGTTTGTATTCTTAAAAACATCATAACAATTTCCCAATTATCGTCCATCACTTCGTAATCATCATCTATTTCTGGCTGCTCCTCAATTTTTATCCCAAAAGCTTGTGCATCTTCTTGGGTACTGTCTATTGTTTGTCTGCCACCCGAAGCCCAGTATATGGCAGCATCAATTAGTTTTTTGCTTGTGAATTACCATAAAATCCTTTGAATGCTTCCAAAACACCTTTCACAAAATCAACATCTTCAGCAAATTCTTTTAACACACTTTTACTAAATGGAATTGGAGTTCCATCCTCTTCATTAACATCTTCCCAACCAACTAATATTTTTACAAGAGCAGAAAATTCATCTTCTTCTTCAAACTTATCAAGTTCTGTTCTTGTAAGTCTTACAAACTTTCCCTTAAATTCAAACTTTTCAAATTCGCCTGGTATATCCTCAGAAGGACGTTTTACTTCCACAGGCCAAGGATAAACCTTGGTCTTCTTACGAACAAATGCCATAAAAACTAAATAATATATATACTTCTATACTTTAGCTAGGAAGTCAAGTGTATAGGAAAGTTAGCTCATCATTAGCTGAACTTGGAACTAATGTATATGGAATTTCTAACATATTTACTCCATCCATCTCTCCATAATTAATATCGCCAATATCTACTTTGGTGCTTGAGAACTTACAGATATTACCAGCAGTTGTTCCATGCGTAACTTGGATATTACCAAGAGTAGTGTCTGTTAAAGCAGCAGCGAAGTAATCTTTCTGTGCCATTGTTGGGGCTTCTATAGTTACTGATCCACTTGCTGCTCTATCAGTTAGAAGTACTTCTTTTGTTCCTCCAACGAGTTCTCTGTAAACAAGAGAATTACCGATATCAAAACTTAAAGATTGCAATGCACCTGCATAACTTAATAAAGCAAAACTAGTTGTGTTTCCATTTTTAAAAATTAACGGAGTAGCTTGATTACCATAAGTAACAGAAGGTAAAGCAGTATCAGTAGGGGCATTATAGATTCCAGTAAATGTGAAATCAAGAGTGGGGATCGAACCCACCTCTGCGGATAATGCAACATTTCCTCGACAACCAGTGACGATATGTCTTACACCATCTATGTTGTAGTGAATAGTTACAGATGAAAAACTAGCTGAAATTGGTTCGTAAGTAACAGAAGTTCCAGAAGCAACAGTCTCAGATAAGCCACACGCTTTTAATGCACTTCCATATCTTGGAGCTGTACCAGCAGTTCCAGATCCAGCAAATTCTACCGAAAATGTGCATTCAACTCTTGTATTTGCTAATAACTGTTGTGATGCACCAAGGTATGGTCTAACAACATCTCTATTAACAACATCACTTGATTGTGGTGTGATGCTTAGATCAGTTACTAAAACTACGTCTGTAGCTGAAGGAGTAGGATCTGTTCCGTATGAGCTTTCCGCTTCAATCAGAATTACTCTCTTCCTTGTCAGTTGTGCCATCTGTAATTACCTCTTTAGGGGGTTCAGCTTGTGAAGTTTGTTGAACTAGCTTACGCTTGCCAGTTTTAGGGTTCAGAATGTAAGTTCCACCCTCATTTGGGATTTCATTACTCATATTAAACAATCAAGGTTGTTAGGGTCTAACCTTATTATAAATCATGTACTTAAACTGTTATATGAAGTTCTGTAATCAATTTCAAACTCACAGGTTATAAGACCTGCTGGTTGATCTGCATCTAAAACTTCAAAAGTTTGTGTCGCTGGTCTTATGTCTTTTGCAAGACCGCCAACTGTTGGATCATTAAGTACTTTTGTAAATAAACTTTCTACAGTCGGATCAGCAACATTGTCAGGAATAGTTCCTCTTACAATTACAACAACCCTTATACGCAAAGTCCAATCTATTTTTAAATAACTTGAACTATTGATAGATGGCTCATCAGTAACAGGTTCTATTACAATTGCAGGGGATTCTCCATTTGTTATTGGTTCTATTCTTGATCTATAAATCCGAGTCGATACTCCAGTAGTACCTGCCAATGTAGTTTTTAACGCAGCTATGATTTGTTCTCTTTTACTTGCCATAATTATGTTTTAGTTAAGCTTACTAAACAAAAACTACCATCATCTATTTTTCTTGCACTTCTTACTTTATAACCATCTCCATTTACTGTTAATGTGTTATCAAAAACTAAACCACCCAAGTCAGAAGTTTTAGCAGTCAACTCATAATCAGTTGTCATTACTAATCCATCAGCAACTATCTCATCAGGCTGTTCTAATATTCCTTTATATACAACACCACTATAGACAACAGTATCTCCGAAGTCTGCCAAAAATATATCTAGATCTTCAGTAAATGCCATAAGAAAAAAAAAGCCCTCGTTAGAGGGCTAACTATTTAGCCGTACTTTTTAAGACCAATTAAATTGATACTAAAAGTAAATGTTGGGGATGATCCACCGATTGTTTGCACAATCCTAATGAAACGCTTACTTGAATCTTTGTTGATTGCAAGTGTTTGCATTG